ACAAAATTTTCTTCCCCAACGCACCAATCTTTGTGCAATATGTCAATAGACACAAAATATAGTACCCACACCCCTTAGGGTAGGGGAGTACAGCAATTTTTACAATGTAAATAGCAACATATACAATTTAGTGTATGGTATAATATAGACAATGAAAGAAACGAAAGGGGGTGCTCCAATGAAAAAAGAAGTTGTGATTAAAATCACTTTAGCCGATGATGACATTACTCTTGATGGTGAGAACTTGCAAAAACTGACCGAGGATGGCATCATCGACAGTATTAAGATGCTTGTCAGTCTTGCAAAGATCATGTTTGGATGGCAGAAGGGAGACTCTACAAATGGAAATGCGTAAATTTATCATTGAGATCCATCCCGATGGGTCTCTGACCTGCTGCGAGTACGAGGACCCCAGGGAGGTTGTCAGAACCGCATATAATCGCGCATGGTTGGAAGGGTACCGGCAAGCGCTTATTCATTGTGACGATAAAATAAGTGCCCTTAAAGCATTGAAGGGATTTTGTTTGTCGGCAGATCTTGAGTACCAAGGGGCGGTTAAAGTACGCGATCACATGAGTATTTTCTATCAAAAGTTATACAATAAGTGCATTCATTAAGTCGAAACGGCCTCCGGGCCGTCTATCGGGACCGCCCGCCCGGTATTGATAATGACAGGGCACAGAATGAAAGGAGTTAATATCATGGATATCCGTAACCGAAAGAGCGTAGCCAATAAGAGCGTAGCCAATAAGAGAACCAGCAAGACAAATAAGACCTTTGTTAAGTTGTCAGAAGTTAAGGGGGGCGTGCAGATTGATAATGGTGCCGTGTGGCTTAAGTCTGGCAAGTATGATGCACCGTTAGTGTCTATCAAGGTCGATCCAGAGGTGACGCTGTCCGACTGGGTGCGCAAAATAACCTTGCGCAATGTTGATTTGACTGTTGAAGAGAACGAGAAGGGCTATCCCGAACTTATCATTTCCGGCCAGAGCGAGGCCTTAGACTCGGGTGATCTGTCGTTCTAACCGGCGGGCGGCCTGTGGCCGCCCTTATTTATTATAGGAGGCTCCATGAAAAGTAAAGATAACAGAGTATTTTTGCTTAACTGTGACGACTCCATGACCTACCTAGCATCTGCCATTGTATATAGCGGGATCGCAGAAAAAGATGTCAAGTTTTTCCGTTCCGACTGGGCCAAAACCATTTTCGACGGTTTGGGCATCGAAGCAGACCCTCTAGACTGGTATTATATGGTTATGGATAGAAAGGAGCGTTTGAAGAATGGCCGTAGGCGCTGCTAAAGCAAGTGCAACCCTTAAATACAGCTCCGAGCTGTACACCCCCTATGCGTTGGAATCTTGGCCAGATAGTCAGATGCGCAAAGAATACACCCGATTGCGCGATATTGCGCAGAAGCGTATTAAGCGTTTATCAAAAGACGCCATCAGTGGCACAAGTGACGTTTATAAAGAATTCGCCGGGGGGTTCCCGACAATAAAGGCAATGCGCGGAGACCGTAAAGCATTGGAACAGGCCCTTGCGGATGTAGCGCGTTTTGTGCGCTCTAAAGGTTCCACAGTGGGCGGTGCTCGGGAGGAGTTTAAGCAGAAAATGAAAGTCGGCGGTATTGATATAGCTGATGTTCCCGAGGATCAGTACACGTCACTGTCGGAGTGGTGGGATATCGTGAAAGCATCGGGCGTCTACTACTATCCGTCCGACCAGCCGGTCATGTACTGGCGCGAGAAAGGCGGCTACAATGTCAGTATTGACGATTTTGTAAAGTGGGAGCAAGGCGAGGTCAACTATGGTAAAGAATGGGACTATAGCGATGGCAGCAGTTCCGCCGACCTGCGCGGAGGTTTTGGTGGAGGCTTGTAATTATAACCCTGTCCCGTGGCTTATGGAGCATTTAGACCGCAAACACACAAAAGGTAAGAAATGCAAAACAAACAAGAAACGCTTATATGTGAATATGCCGTGTGCGTTTGATATTGAGACTAGCCGAGTATGTGTTGATGCGGACGGGAATCCCCATACCATAATGTATATTTGGCAGTGCCAACTCGGCTTGGATATAACCATTATTGGCAGGTCGTGGGATGAGTGGCTGAACTTTACAAGTGCGATCAGTGATTACCTACAAGCCAACAGTGGCCCGCAAGGCAACTGGTATCTTTGCATGTATGTTCACAACCTCGCACACGAGTTTCAATATTTGTCGGGTATACTGGATTTTGGCCCGGGTGATGTGTTCGCCAGCAAGCCGCGCAGGGTCTTAAAATGCGACGATCGTGCGATTGAGTACCGATGCAGTATGAGGCACAGCAATCTGTCTCTTGATGCCTGGGGAAAACAGCTTGGGGCCCCTCATGCCAAATTGACCGGGGCACTTGATTATTCAAAAGTTCGGTACCCATGGACTCCCTTAACGTCTACAGAGTTAGCGTACTGTATCAATGATGTCAGGTGTATTGTGGAGTGCCTGTTGATCGAGATGAACCGAGATGGCGATGACCTGTACACTCTACCATTAACGCGTACTGGTTACGTCCGACGAATGGCACGCGAAGCAATGTATAAATGGGGCATTAAACGGGTCAAGCGCCTTTTGCCGTCATGGGACCTTTACCAGATGCTGCGGGAAGCGTTCCGAGGTGGTGACACGCACGCCAACCGCTATTATGTGGGGTTACATTTGGAAAATGTCGGTTCCGTGGATATGTCGAGTGCATACCCTGCCGTACAATGTGAATGTTATTTTCCTATGACGCCATTTAGGAAGGAACCGGCCACCGTAGCGCGGTTGATCCAATGTATGAGGCACGGCAAGGCGTGTTTGATGCGCTTGCAAGTGAAAGGTTTGCGCCAGCGTTTCAAGTGGTGGGGGTTCCCATATATCCCCCTTGCAAAGGTTCGGCATTGTGAAGGATACATTAACGACAATGGGCGTCTGCTGTCTGCTGAACATTTAGAGATCACCATAACCGATATAGATTTTCGCATCATTGCAAAGGAGTATGATTGGGACGCTCTTAATGTTCTGGACTTGTACACGTCCGACTATGGCAAACTGCCGAAGCCCTTGACAGATTGTGTAAAAGAGAGTTATACCGGAAAGACATCCCTTAAAGGGGTTTCCGGTCAAGAGTTATATTATGTTAAATCGAAGGGCGATTTAAACAGCTACTACGGCATGACAGCGCAAGACCCCTTGCAGTTAGACACACTTTTCGACGAGGGCGACCCGGACAATCTTTGGAGCGAGTGCGCCGACGACCCGGAGGGCAGTTATAACGAGCACTGCCCACACTTGTTTCTACCCTATCAATGGGGGGTGTGGACGACCGCCCACACTCGCAAGCGCCTTAAAATTGCGCAATGGGCCGCTGGTAAAAATGGCGTTTATTGCGACACTGATAGCGTGAAGTACATGGGATGTATCGACTTGACGGATTTCAACAAGGCCGTTAAGCAGCTCGCGAAAGATAACGGAGCTTATGCTTCAGATCCTAAAGGAACCTTTCATTATATGGGCGTTTATGAGCAAGAGCGCAAATACGCGGAGTTCATGACCTGGGGTGCCAAAAAGTACGCGACTACTTATAAAAAAGGAGGGCCTATTACTACCACGGTAGCCGGAGTTAATAAGCTAAAGGGAGGTCTAGAGCTGTCATTATGGGGAGGCTTTGAGGCTTTTAAGCCCGGTTTCACGTTTTGTCTTGCCGCCGGTAATCAGGTTATTTATAATGACCGGCCCAATGTGCCCGATTTTGTGGTTGACGGGCACACGGTACATATAACAAGAAATCTGTGTATTTGTGATAATACGTACACATTGGGCATTACTGACGAATACGCAAAGATTCTTGGATACAAGATTATGGAGGTTGTTTGATGATCAAATTGTACACAGATGAGGGATGGCCGAACTTCTCCGAAAAAGACGGTATTCTTTCCACCGGTGCCCCAATTATTTTTATATGGGGTGGTCGTGGTACCGGCAAGACGTATGGAGCATTGAAGCACGTGCATCAGACCGAAGAAGAATTTCTATATTTGCGCCGCACACCGCAGCAGGCGGAACTTATCTGCTCGTCGCCCAGTATGTGGCCGTGGTCTCCGTTGAACGATGATTTGCAAACGCATTACGCTCCGTTTAAGTTGCCTAAAATTGCCGGTCTCTATGAAGTGGGCAATGCAGGGGCCTACACTGATACAGGGGCACCCATAAAACCGGCCCAAATGGCCGGAGTCGTGGGCAGTGTTGTTACTCTTGCTCGGACCCGCGGCTTTTCAAGCCCCCATACCAATATAATTATCTTGGACGAATACCAGAAAGAAGAGTCTGACTATTACCGGCGCGGCGAGGGCGTGGGCCTTGCCAACATTTATGAGACGGTCAACCGCAACCGCGAACTGCAAGGGCAAAAGCCATTGACGTTATTATGTATGTCAAATGCTGTAGGAATGGCTAACCCTTACTACATGCAATGGGAGATCACCGACACAGTAGAAAAGATGATCGGCAAGAAAGAGCGCGTCAAGCTGTTGGCCGATAAAGGACTCCTTTTGATCGATCTTGTGGATAGCCCTATTGCAAAAGAGAAAGCCAATACGGCCCTCTATAGGTCCATGACCGGAACGGACTTTTATAGGTCTGCTATTGAAAACCAATACAGCACCGAGGAGAAAAGTCTTGTAGTATCCCGACCCCTCCGGGAATACTACCCACTTGTTCAAATTGGGCGGTGCTGCATCTATGAGCATAAGAGCAAACCCCTTTACTATGTTTGCCGCCATAGGTCGGGCGAGATGCCCCTGTATGGCACTGGCGATTATGAGCGTAAACGATTTAGGGCCGCGTATGGGTATATTTGGCCCGCGTATCTGCAACGACAAATTGAGTTTGAGCGCTACTCAGACGAAATATTTTTCCGCGAGTATTGTGGTACTTGACTTTTTTATACGGTTAGTATATATTAAAGTTGATCCCCGGTGCCCACAGGCAGCCCCCAGAAGGGGCGGGCAAGCGTCAGCCAGCGCAAGAACCGGGGATTTCATTATATTTATATGGAGGTGTACAGAATGGATGCAAACACTGTGATTCAGGCTATTTCTAATGTTGGATTCCCCATCGCTGCTTTTCTGCTAATGTGGTACCAGTGTAACACTGTTGTTAAAGAAAACACCGCGGCTATTACTGAAATGCGGATCGCCCTTGATGACCTCAAAAAGGGGGATTGAACATGGGGTGCTATATCATTTTCGCCCAGTCGATCACAAACGAGCGCGCGTTTCTGCTGGCTGACCTGTGCACTCGTTTGAACATCGACTACTATAGCGACTGGGCAAATGTTGCCCACACGCGGCAGTGCTGCGCGGTGGGTCCTCTTTCCAAAGGAGACAAAAACAAAATTGTTGAGTGTTTGGCACATGATACATACGTTGTAATGGAGGCGACTAAAGTTGAAAATCAGTGAAAAAGTGACCCTTGCAATGGCCGGATACACCAAAGCAGAGATCGAAGCTATGGAGAAGCCCGTGCCGCAGCCCGTACAGCAGCCCGTGCCGCAGCCCGTGCCGCAGCCCGTGCCGCAGCCCGTGCCGCAGCCCGTGCCGCAGTATGACGGCCTCGAGACCCTATTACAGCAGATTTTGCAGGGCCAGCAGGCCAGCGCTCAGGCGATGCAGACTATGACCCAGACGCTGCAGGCAAACGCGCTGGGCCTTGGCATCCAGCCGCAGCCGGCGGCAGATGCCGCTACGGTGACAGCCCGAATCATCGACCCTACCTATGGAAAGGAAGTGAAGTAATATGCCTCTTGGTATGGATTTTGCGGACATTGCCGCGATTCTTACGGAGATCAACAAAATGGCCACCGGTCAGGAACCGACATCGCCCATCGTGGATACGTCTAGTTTCGTTTCTGTTGCGCAAGCCACGCTGCTGACCGGCACCGACAATTACACCAAGGCGATCAGTCAAGTGCTGGGCCGCACCATCTTTGCCGTCCGTCCCTATGATGCCCCCCTGAAGCGCTTGCAGGTCACGGCTGACGACTGGTCTAACCATGTGCGGAAGATCAATTTCTGCGACACTGACCCCGTCACCGACAAGGCGTGGGCGCTGGAGGAAGGCAAGAGCGTGGATATGTACGAAGTCCACAAGCCTAAAGTCCTTCAGACTAACTACTATGGCCAGACCAACTACAGTCGTGTGTACACGCAGGCAGATACCCAGATGGAAGCGGCCTTCAAAGGCCCCGAGGAACTGGCGCAGTTCTGGTCCTCTTTCGTGCTGCATCTGTCGAACCAGATCGAGGCAGACCGGCGCAACTTGGCCAATAACCTGATGGCCAATCATCTGACCGGCATGACCGTGACCAGCCCCCACAGCGTTATTTATCTGCTCGATGAGTACAACGCCCAGCAGGGCACGAAACTGACCGTGCAGGACGTGTATAAGGAAGCAAACTTCCCGGGGTTCGCAAAGTACGCATATGGTCGAATCAACGATATTTCCCGCCTGATGAAAGAGCGCACCATCAACTGGCACCAAAACTGGAAGATCGGCAGCACGACATACAACATCATGCGCCACACCCCTTATGATCGTCAGCACCTCTACCTGTACAGCGGTACGCAGAGTCAGATCGATGCCCGCGTGATTCCCGAGGTATTCCATGATAACATGCTGAAATACCGCGACGCGGAGCAGGTTACGTTCTGGCAGAACATTGACAAGCGCGAAACCATCTCCGCTACGCCTGTTGTTACCAGTGCCGCCGGTGCGGCATCCAAGAATGCAGCGGTGCAGCTTTCCAACGTATTCGGGTGCCTGCTGGATTGGGATGCGATCGGCTACACTCCGAAGCTGTCCCGCGTGGTCCCGACCCCCATGAACGCCCGCGGCCTGTACACGAACTTCTGGTATCACTACGGTTGGTCGTGGTACGACGATTTCACCGAGAACGCCGTTTTGTTCCTGATGACCGCCGGAGACGTCACTGCGCCCAGCACGGACAACGCAGCCAGAGCCTCCACCCTGAAAACCACCACGCACAAGGACGCGGACCCCTCGAAGTCCTGACCGGCACCGGCGGGCATCTGCCCGCCGGTTATTTTATAGGAGGTGCAAAATGCAAGCTACCTTTTATCAGTTTGCAAAGCGCACAAACAGCACAAAGCGGCCCAGCGGTGGGCAGGGGTTCGGAATTGACCTTAAAGCCCCATGCAACATCATCGACCCCGAAATTAAGATTGCAACACAAAGCGACCCCACCGGGTACAATTACTGCTATCTTCCAACATTCAGCCGGTATTACTGGGTAAAGAACTGGACATATGCCGACGGGCTTTGGACTGCCTCGCTGACTGTTGATACGCTTGCAAGTTACAGAGATCAGATCGGCAATTCTACCGAATATGTGGTTAGATCATCGGCTAAGTATGATGGCACAATTTCAGATAGCCTTTATCCGGCAAAAGCTACCGTTCAGAGTGTCACAAATGCTTTTCAAGGTGGTTTTGCTGAAACGATCAGAGGAGGTTTCTTTGTTATTGGATTTATAGCCAAAGCCGCTAACTCCATTGGAGCTGTCACTTATGTAGTAATGACTCCTGTAAACGCTAAAAAACTCTCCGCCAAATTACTAACCGATGTATCGTACCTTAGTATTGACAATACAGAGATTAGTGACAGTTTAACAAAGGTGCTTTTTAATCCTTATCAGTATATCGTAAGTTGTAACTACTTTCCATTTAGCATTGCCGAAATCACCGCACATTTACCGCTTGTTTATAGTGTAGATGTTGGTTGGTGGTCAGTAGACATTCCGTGTTGGATTTTGGGAGAAGATAATAACAATCTAACAAAATCGGTAAGTGTGGCTATTCCGAAGCACCCGCAAGCGGCAAATCGTGGAGGGTATTGTAACGCCTCCCCATACACGGACTATACTATCTTCTTGCAACCATTCGGCGTAATTCCCCTTGATGCCTCCAAATTGTGGGGTGCCGCGACATTATCTATCCAGTATGTGACGGACCTTTTCACCGGCGACAGTATCTTGCGCATGTTTACCGATACAAATCAGCTAGTACACGAGACAACCGCAAAACTCGGGGTACCTGTTCAACTTTCAAATATTACATTTGATATACCATCGGGCGGCGGACTGCTGCAAACGGGTGTTGCTGCTGCGTTCGGAGGTCTCCAAGCAGCATTATCCGGGGGTTCTTTTTCAGACGTCGGAAACGGTATTCTAAATGCTGCACAAGCAACCAACGCGGATGTTGCAAGTAAGGGTGCCACAGGGTCTACGATCGCTTTTGATTCGGTGCCTTATATGGTCGCCCGCTTTAAAATTCTTGTGGACGACAACAACGATGACCATGGGAGACCCTTATGTCAGCGGGTGCTAATATCCAGTATTCCGGGGTATATTATGGTTGACGATCCCGACATCGCACTAGCGGCGACAGCAGAAGAAATCGACAGTGTCAAAAGTTATATGAAGAATGGTTTTTTCTATGAGTAGGAGGCATAAACAATGGCAGTATATAAACAGTGTATTACTGACGTGTCGCCAATCAGAGTGACAGCCGGTTATCCGGCGTACCCGGACGGAAGTCCCCACCGGGGCATTGACACGGTGCACGATGATCATAAAGCGTACGCGCCCGAGGCGGGCGTTGTGGTCGTGGCGCAGCACTGGAATGGAAGCACCTCAGGTAACCAGTCATGGGGCAATATGATCAAAGTGCAAATGGCCGATGGCACCACCTGGCGAGCTGCACACTTTGCCTCGCAAATTTGGAATGTTGGCGACACGATTACAAAGGGTCAGTTTATTGGCACACAGGGGAAGACTGGATACGCAACGGGCATCCACACGCATTGGGAGTACGCCGATGCCGCCGGAAACCTGCGAGACCCGTCCAGCATTATCAGAGTTCCGAATCAGGTCGGCACATGGGATGTAGAATGGGACTCCGGCGGAGGCCCGGGACCCGGCCCGGGACCCGGCCCGGGACCCGGCCCGGGACCCGGCCCGGGACCCGGCCCGGGACCCGGCCCGG